CACCATTTGCTGTAACTACACTTGCAGATGTAACTGTTCCGTTACCAGTACCGGGTGTAAAGCCAAGTGCTGTTGTTACATCACCACTTGTAAGTGTAATTGCACCAGTGCGTCCATTGAAACTTAGTACACCACCAACCTGGACACCGTTTACTGTAAGTTGGTCTGAGTTATTAAGTGCTAATTGCCCAACGTGACCTGTGGTTGAGTTATATAACCCCTTAATCGGGTCAACTGCACTTGCTAACAACTGTTGAAGTTGTAATGCCTGAGCACTATATCCCGTATCTCCACTCGTGGGCCAGAGACTAGTAGTTCCTAAAACGACGATTGGTGATGCCATTAATTAATTCTCCGATATTCTATAGAGTATTTATCCAAAGGAAAAGGGCATCCTTTTGAGATGCCCCCTTTACTAACCTAACTTAATAGATTAAACGATGCCTGTGAATTTCACCATTGCGGCCGGCTTTTCGCACAATAGAGACTGTGCGGAATACAAGCGGAATGTGAAACCAGCAGTTGCAGCGTTCTGGATAAACACTTGGCCATTATCTGTACCAGGGATGTTAAACGAAACTTCAGTAGAACCAATACGAACACAACGGTCTGTTGGTAACAGGAACGCGTCGCCTTCTTTAACGTATTTGTGTGCAAATACAGAGATCTTACCGTTTTGGCTGTAGTACTCAAGTGCTTCAGTACCATTTGCTTGCTTCTTGCTAGAGTACGAAGAGTCAAGCATACGGAATGACATAACTTCTGTCGACAACTCTTGCCATACGCTTGGGTTAACATACAAGGACACATCTTCGGACAAACCACGCGATGTAGCAACTGCAACACCAGCCTGTACCTTAGCAAATGTCAATGCACCACCAACTGCGTATGTGTTTGATTTCCACAAACTGTAAGTAGCAGCATCAATACCAAACAATGTACCTGTGTTAGTCATGATTTTGTCAAGACCAATTGCTTCATCAGCACCATTTGTACCAGCAGAGTAGAAACGTGGATAACCACCGTTTACGTCTGTACCGTTGTCAATTGCTGTAACGTCACCAGCAGCACCACTGATAGTAATTGTCTTGTTCACAACGTCGATGGAGTCAACAACCATTGCACCTGCTGTATTAAGAGCAGTACCAGCGGGATTGTAAATATCCAACGAAGCACCTTCCAACGGTGTCCACAAACCAGAACTCCATGCACCAGTTGCAAAAGAGATTGTTGTTTTTGTAGCAGACACGTTAGTGGAAGTGTTGATAGTACCCAAACCAGTTGGAGACTGACCATACAACAGTGCCATTTCGATACGACGACCGAAAGATTCCATTGCGTCTTGCATAACCAATGCAGTTGCTTCTTTGAAACTGTTAGCGTTGTTGGAACGCGATACTGCTTCGTAAGAGATACCAGAGTTTTCAATGATCTGGAATGCACCTACGGATGCATTGCGAGTTTTCATTGACGATGGAACGCTAATAGCGAACGCACCGTTGTCTGGGCGAGAGTATGTGAAGCCTTGTTCAGAGCGAACGATAACCGGTTGGTTATAATTCAAGCCTAATAGGTGTTCACGACCCTGGAATTTGATTGCTTTTACAAGCAAAGATTCGTCAGGGATTAAGTTGATAAGATCGGAAGCATATACTTCCTTGAATACTTTTATGTTACGGTATAAACGTTTCCTTTATACCTCTATATGTTCCCACATAGAGCAGACTATATCATCACCCGCATTTGCGGGGCTGGGCGCTTCGAGTCCACTTGGACCCTACGAGATTGCTCTCTAGTCGTTGCACCTTCAACATTTCTGTTGCTTGGCTCAGGATTGTCCGGTCTGGAGTTTCCCTGAGTTCACCCAGTTCTTCGAAGTCAATTACTTGACTAAGGGCCTATTCTTCTTACTACTTCCTGTTCAAGCCGTTTAAATCGGTAGTAGTCGTACCTGCCATAATATATTTCTCCTTTAGAGAATAAAATAAAAAATAAATGTAAGTAAATTCAAACCTATGAAGTTACTCAGTCCTTACCAGTTATTAAATCGTTTAGGAGTTAGGAACGTGCCGCTCTTGACTTAGTTAATTGAACCAGTTATAATTGCATATGGGTTATCGAATACGAGCCCTGTTTGCAAAATGTATTTAGCATCGGAAGAATTCAAAATGAACATTTATTATACATATGCATATTTAAGGGCAGATGGAACACCATATTATATCGGTAAGGGTAAAGCATATCGTGCATATGTAAAAGAACACGGCTCAGTTTACCCGCCTAAAGATAAAAGCCGCATTGTATTTCTTCATAAAGATGTAAGTGAAAATCATGCACTAGTGTACGAGATGTTCTATATCGGTATTTTTGGTAGAAAAGATAAAGGAACAGAGATCTTACGAAATAAAACCGATGGCGGCGATAGAGGTGGATATATTATGACTGATGCTATAAGAAAGAATATGAGCATCGCTGCTAAGAAAAGACCAAATAACCAACTTGGTCTAGTTCGGACACAAGAACAACTTGAACACGCATCTAAGCAACAGCAAGCAATTCCAGAAGAAATTCGTAAAGTACGATCTTCGCTAGGTGGCAAATGTGGGAAAGATAAGCCTAAGCAGCAATTACAATGTAGTCTATGCAATAAAATGGTGTTTAAACATTTGTTTGATAGACATACACTGAATAACTGTCTTAAATATTAGCGTCGTTTAAAATAATCCCTCGGTGAGGTAGGCTTTTTATCTTCTGTTGCTCTTACAGCCTTGTTGGTGTTGACTGCCTTATCAACTTTACCAAGTTGCATACCAGTCTTAACTGTGCTTTTAGCAATTCTACGATAATGATTGGCACCAAGATAAGTCTCAAGTTCATCATCACTCAAACCACCAAGTAAACTATCCATCTCTGCCTTGTAATCATCGCGTACTTGACCAACAACATCTTTCGGAGTTACATTATACCCAGCATTCAATGCTGCTTCCATATAATATGCAATCCTACTAATTGTGCGTGGTGTCTGTGGTAACTTAGCAGTTGTTAATACATCAATAATTTCGGCCTGGATGCTCTCTTGATACTTAGTAAACTCGGCTTCCATCTGTTCACGCTCATATTCTTCTTTAGCATTACGGCTTTCAGATTCGTACTTGTCTACCTTCGCTTTATAGTCACGTAACTCACGCTGCTCAGGCGATAATAATGCTTCGCTTAGTTCATCATTGATAACTTGCTCAGCAAACTTACGTGCATCTGTTCCAAGCATCTTAAATGCCTCACGTGGGTTCTCTTTGAAGATCCGTAGTACCTGTTCTGCTTCTTTTCGTGTCATACTCGCGTCTTCCATACGCTTATTTGCTGCTTGAGCGTGAGTATACCCACGTAGAAGTTCTTTTTCGTCTACTTCGCGTTCTTGTCCGTCAACAGTGACACGAAACATGCGTGCCATTGTCTCTGATTTGGTCTCCCCTGGTGCAGCACCTGGGATTTCGTTTGTTGCTTGATTTGCGCCTTGGCTGGCAACTCCACCTGTTACATTTTCATCCATATTCGCGTCCTTTGATTTGCGTTATGTGAAACGGGCCAACTTGGTTACCGTCTCTATTCTACTTACTCTTCTGTGCTCTTTGCTTGTGGTTTTAGTTTCTGTGAACCACCCACTGCCACAATTAATGCGCCTATGCCTGTACTAAAATTAAGTACATCAAAGGCCTTTGTATTAAAAGTGACATATCCCTGAAATATAATGGCACAAAGAACTGCTATTGCTGCGAGTGAGGCAGCAATGTCAAAACTTTTACCGTCGCTTTCGGTAAAACAGTCCCTCAGGAATTTCATCCCGGTGCTCTCTGATTTGTAAGGGGATTAATCGGCATCTGTGCTGGTTTAATTGCACCTGCCTTTGCCTGAATATCACCTGAACTCATTGGGTTACCTGGAGAAACTACTTGTCCTGGATTACCGCCCTGAGGGGCCCCTTGGGGAGCGGGCCCACCCTGTGGTGCCATCCCTGGTTGCATCGGCGGCAGTGTTGGGTATCCCATTAGTTGTCTATAGTTCTGATAATTTGGATCACTCAACATCTTAATATGATCCATTAAGTGCTGGCTGATAATACCAAACTGCTCTGGACTTGAACGGATTGTTGGATCACTTGCTAATGCTGAATGCTCTTGTATGTGCAATACATGATCATCTGTAAATAACACAGGAACACTTTCGCCATCTAGCAACATTTCATTCTCAGATGCCAAATTGAGCAACTCACTTGTTGGTCCTTGCAGCATTGGCTCCAATTCACCTGTCTCAAGTACCATTAAGTACTCAGCAGCATTGGTAATGATCTTATTTTGAAGCAAATCTTGTGCAATACTCAATCTACCAGACACAGTTTTGCTTAATGGGTTACCAACTTGCACTTGTACACGGCTAATGCTGTCAATATCCTTATTTGTAAAGGATTGTTGCACAATTCCCTTGTTTCTCTTACCAGCAATTTGAATAATACGCGGTGTATCAGCATAATCTTGCATAATTTGAATAGTTGCACTGCCAACATCTTCTAATAACTGAATATATGACTGCTGTAAAGGCGCATGAAACTGAATTGCCATAGATTGAACCAGTGCTAAAGCAGAACCACTCTTAAGGCTTGCCTCTGGATTACCCCTGCTTACAGAATTTACACCAGAAATTGTCTCCATATCCTGTTGTAACACCTGCATTGCCTTAAATAATCCATCTGGTGCAGTCGGCATTTCCAATATACTTGGCGCACCTGCTTCTTTGTTGTAACTAATTGCTTGAAATCCAGCACTAAGACTATCAGTCATAATATTACTACCCACTGGTAACAACACTTTCGGGATAGAATAGTTCTCATTAATGCTTAAAATAGTTGTATAGTGAGCATCAAACATTTCTTGAATAGGCAACAAGTCAATACTAACTGACATTCCCATTGGTGTACCAATTTGATCTGCTGTTACAATCCTGTGCAGTGGCAGATGCTTGTATAACAAGATGCTATCAGCGAGTACTGTTCCGTCTTGCATCATAGTCATCTGACGTCCTTCGGGGCATGCTGGGCTCTTTACATGGAAAAATGTCAGTATAACAATAAGATCAGTTTCAAGACTGCGATCTGTAAATTGGTCAGCCATGTAATGATTTACCGCAGTAATATCTAATGTGGCACCAGTTAGTTCATCTTGATACTCTGGATACTTCTTAGCCATATCATACTTATTTTCATATGTACGAACTACAACCCAGTTACGTTGACTGAAGTGCTTTAGATTTGGATCGCGTATCACATCGACCGGTTCGTGGCTTTGATAAACAAGATCACCACCGTGTCTAGTTGTACCTGTCTCGAGGTCATGTGCAAGTGCTTCGCCCTTATTCGGATCCCATTGCTCAGATACAAATCCTTCACAAAATAACAATGCATTACGTGTTGCATCATGCAAGTGGCGCTCTACACGCTTCTCACGCATCATATAATCAAGCACACCATTAGCAATAATAGTTTGCTTTTGAGACTTGCTGTCGCTATTACTAGACTGTGGTTGCCATGCAGGACGATCTGTAATACTTAATGTTTGAATATGCTCAAGTAAGTTACGAAAGTGATTTACTTTAATTGTGCGATACTCGTTGCTTTCTCCTGCAGACACAGTTTGTCCGCCAAGATATCTATTTGGGTTGTATGCGTAATACAGTTTCCTCCAATTAGTAAACCAATTCGATGTTTTGCAAAAGCGATAGTAGTCATCGACCCGCTTTATTACCTCATCAGCACATGTTCGTGTGTCTGCACTTGCCCAATAGTCCAATTCTTTATTATCCATTATCTTTTTCCTTTTTGTAAGGGCCGCGCTTTACGCCTTTCAGTGCATCAGAACGTTTCTTCTTATGTTCGGCTGTCTGTGGTCCTGTCTTTACACCCAACATGCGACCTTTATGTGCTTGGCTTGAATTTTCGCTAGTCAATTGAATAAAAACATTACCAACTGCATATGGACCAAGATCACCATATCTAGACATACAATACTGACCTGATTTATGGCCACGTTCTTCCCAGTGACCGCTTTGTTGCCAGATATCCCACCACTCATTAAATGTGAGTGTAAATGGGATATTTCGTGCTTTTGCACCGCGGGCGTGCACACCAAATTTCTCTTTTATGTTATCCATTATCTTACCTTGAGTGCAATCTGCAACTTCAAAGCATTTAGATCTTCTTTGACAGAACTAACGGTGCCCCAAGTGTTGTTTATTCTATCGTCGAAAAGTTTGAGTTTGACGTCGATAGCCGCAGAGAGTTCAGCAGTATCTACTGATTCTGTATTTATCGTGGGCTTCTGATCCAACCACTTATCACCTAACTTATAGGCCAATCCCGCAATAATTACTAAAGCGATTGCTAATTCAAGCATGTTATTCCTTTACTTGTGATGCCGCATCATATTCAGCAGTAGCCTGACCAAACACTGTCTTATTGAACTTTGCAAGTAGCACCGGTGGATATGTTGCCTCACTAAGTGTACTCTCAGTTGCCTTGCCCTTTGATACTGTAATGGTTTCCATTACATATAGACCGCCCTTAACTCGATTGATGCGGTGAAATGTTCCGTTTAATTCTTTCATGTGCTTTCTCCTTTAACAAATTTAATACTGATGTCCACTAAATCCCTTAGTGGCATCTCTATCTTCTCTCCACACAACTTCATTGACAACTCATAAAGCAATGGTTGAATTACTGCAACGTAGTCTTCTAGATCTTGCTTACGCTCAAGTAAGTTATTCAGTGTCTCCATTGCTTCTGGTCCTGCTTGCAATGTTGCAACACTTGTTTTCATTTCTGGTAAATTACTCATTGAGTTTTCCTATGTTAAATGCATCTACTACTGCTTCTGCTTCCATTATAAGTTCATCTAGTTCTTCTTCAATTTCTTTAATTCTCTTACCACATAAGATAGATGCATCTACTACTGCTTCATCTAACTTCTCAATATCGAGATTATTAAAATAATTACACAGAAGGTCATATTCAATTTTTAAATCAGTCATCCTTATACGAATACTACTAAATTTTTTATCTTTATTTACTTGACTCATTTCATTTCATTTCCTTTATAATCATGTTACAAGAAATATCGGTTTGCATTTCGATATTAAGTCCCATGTACTGCAGATGACTAATACCGTGACGTGTCATATACTCGTGTATTCTAAAAAACCAGGAATACTCTTCCGGGTTTAATTTCGCCATTGGAGTTACTTGACTTTCTTTCTGTTCAGCGACTTCTTCAACAAAGCATTTAATATTAAGTTCGGCGGCTACTTTCTCTTTCCATACGTCAAACTCGGTAACCAACTCACGAGTTACAAGGGCTGCCTTTTCTTCATCCCATGCTCTCCAGGCATAAACCACTGAATCATCCTTCTGTTCCTTCAATGATAGATATTTTATCATCTTCTCATCTTCCGACAACTTCATAAATTCTTGATGTTTTTGTTTTGCGTTCATCTCTTTCTCCTAAAAATATTCTTAAGTGTATTACTCACACTTGATTGGTTTGTGTTATACTGTGGATCGATAAACATATCAGTGCCTAAACTAAGTCCATGTAGTCTTGGTAATGTGTCATTGTTAGTATTGATATTTCTTATTAAGTAAACCAATGCAGCCAAATGATCATAATGTCCATAGATCTTACTTGTGGCAAACTTATCCTTGCCCTTACTCCACCACCCACTCATACAACTTTGTAGGGTGAATTCTGCCTCTGGTGCAAATAATATACGCTCATCAAATATCCAGTCACGTACCTTCTGTACCATTTGTTCCGCCAACCGATCCTTACTAGTAGATATAAATGGCAATCCATGTGTTACATTCATATCATTCTGTATTAGCACATTATTGCTATCACACCAGTAATAAACCTGCTTGCGATAATTCATATCTGGCCAAAGTTCAAATGTCTTCTTCTTTATCTCTTCCGCAATACGTGCTGAACTGATCTTATTCCCAGTTAAGTTAAGTTGGCCTTCAACAACAACTTTCTTTATGTGATAGTTGTAATGTGCAAACAATATCGCAGTGTGATCTTTTCCACCCCAATCCGCCACTATGTACTTGTCCCAGTATTGAAGTAGGTCATCTTCCTTATACTTTTTATCTATGCGCAACTTATCCGCCATCTCAAATGTAAGTTCCGGTAACACTTGTTGACTTGACTCCGCAATACGTTGGCACTCATATTCTCTCTTAAACAACGTAGTATCCGCACCCTTACACGCACTAATAATAGTATCTAGTTGACGCTGTGTAAGTGACTTGTCATCATGAATAGTAAACGTAGATATGTTCCCAGACTCGTCATGCTCCCGTAGCACTTCATAATAATCATGATCCAATGTCTCAGGTGGAGTCGATGCATAGATTATCTTTCCCCCAGTTGTCTTAAGCATTGGCAACACTGTGGGTATAACTCCAGTATTAAGATTAGACATGAACCCTGCTTCGTCTAAGATTACTAAGTGAGCAGATCCGCCCCGCAGACTTTCATAGTTGTGATTGTCAGTTCCTGCTAAACGTATTCTAGATCCATTTGCGAATAGTAACTCAGAATCCTTTAGAGTTGGCAACTGCTGCTTAGTAGCATGTCCAAAGACTACTCTATAGGTATTCTCCGTAACTATCTCTATTACTTGTTTCTTGAGTGGTGCCACATACACTACAGTCTGATATGGTTTAGCAAGACAGAACTCTACTGCTACTAGAAACATTGTTAAACTCTTACCAAACTGCCTAGAGATATTCAGTACATGACTGTTATCAGTAGTTTGGTCAGATGTAAGCACTTCCTGTATCTTGTTGTAGATAGGGCGCTGGTGCGGATAGAGTATGAAGGATAACTTTCCTCTGCGGAATAGTTCCTTGAATACTTCGTCTTTGGTAGACTGGATTATCTTTTGAGCCATAGTCCCTTACTAGCAATTTCACTCCACTTATCTTCTGGCACATGCTTTAGCAGTTCTAATATTTCGTCTTCAGTGAAGTAAGTGATATCCCTTATACGTCCATCTTCGATATCCTTAGCAGTAGATAGAATGATGTTATTAGTATAAAAGGTAGCACTATCAAGATTGCATGTTTTTATTATATTCATATATTCTCGGTTTAATTTTGTCAGAAAATTTTATATAGGGTAGAGGTTACGGTTAAGGGTGGAATGGTATTCTAAGGTGGTTTAGTACATAATAAATTAAGTGGTGGTGCCATGCGGAGCAAACATCGAAGTGGCTTCATTTACAGTGATATTGGTTGGCAGCATCGCAGTCGAAGCCCAATTCTGAGAAGTACGCCACCCCCCGGGCACCTATACCACATCTATCCTATTCGATACTCTCTCCACTAACGTTCGGTCCAGGTTGACCACTGTGGCCAGTCTGTGTTACAATAGTATTATTAACATCACAGAAGGTATTCACTGCGTTGCTATGGTTTTTCATAGATTTTTCCAGCAAAAGGGGCAAGAATTGCTTAATCATCACTGTTCTCACTGTCTAAACCATCCTCAACGGTATCCACCTTGAATGCTACTGCAAGTAAATCCTCGTCACTCACTGTGGATAATTGACTTGTTACATTGAGATTGACCTCTGTTGCTACAGCATCCGCACTGTAGATCTTATCTAGGTGAATGGCACTCTGTATATTATTGTTCTCTAAAGCCGCTTCTATTAACTTAGATCTCACTCTAGACCCGAGGTTAGCCCTACCGCGTTCGAAAGCCTGCTTCATTGTGGGGTTATCATCGAAGTATTGAAATGATTTATGCAACAATGAACAGGCATTCTTTACGGTAACACCACTTCGACCGAGTATCTCAACCATTTCTTCATTTATGGTTAGGGCTTCGACACCGTGGCGGTTCTCAAGGGCATCTAGGATGACGGCGATATTGTTTAATTGGGGTGTGGGTTTCAGCGGCTTATCACTACTCTGTGCGCCACTTAATTGGTTCTGTTCACTGTGGTCTAAGGTCTTCTTAACCACTGCTCTAGTCTTCTTATCACTCATAAAGTTCCTAAATCATCAGATCCATAATGGGTACCAATGTTCACAACGAGCCAAATTTTCATCAGGTTATCGTTTCGCAACTATTTACCATCTCACTACATTTATCACTTCTTATCGATAAATGTTAGAATTCCAACAGTTCTATACCTTAATACTGTGTTTAATTCTTTATTCATTGTGTCTGTGTCTGTCTGTGTGTATAAGTGAATATCACTTATAATATTATGTGCTCTAGAATTTCTCTTACTTGTACATTACATTCATCGTAAGCATTAGTATACTCAATGTCACCGAATTCTCTATCAGAGTCTTTAACTTCTATACTGTTAATAATTCTATTGTGAAGTTCTTCTTTACTTAAATCTGTTTCATCTACTGTAACTGTTGTATAAAACGTTACATGTTGTATTCCGAGTATTGTATAAGTTTTCATTGAAGTCCTTGTGTATTGTCTTATTATAACAGAATACTTACTTAAGCGTCAATGAAGTTCTATAATACGTTAGTGCGGGTTTGCGAATATCTGCGAGAGTTAGTCACAAAAAGCCCACAGTGTTATAAGCAAAGTGGGCGATGAATTCGGTATGTTGCCGCATACGAACTCTGTTGTATGTCCAATACATACAACCTATATAACTGGATAGGATGGACCAGTTACATAGTTCTCTATTTAGCGAGATTGGTTCGCATTACACTAATATCATAACTGTCGCTTAATGCTTGTACTTGATATGAGTAGTCACGCATCTGTTCGTTTATCAATGCGATTTTCTCTTTGCTGTAACCGGCTTCGTTGTCTGTGTCTATAATAGAGCGAGCGAGTTTAGTTACAGTTAAGCATTCATTTATTAGGGTGAGTCTTTGTTTCTCAAATTCTTCTCTTGTCATGCTTATTCTCCTGCCAGTTTCATTATGAGTTGAAGTTCTTCGTATGCGAGTTTCACTGCGGGGTTACTCATTTGCTTGTTAGTGGGACCGGGGTTTGTGTACATAGGTGATTCTTTGTACATCTCTTTAACCTTTATAATGATCATGTTAGCGACATCTTGGTGGACAAAGCGGTCATTGAGTGCTTTGTAGAAAGGGGTGTAGCGGATCTCACTTAAACATACATAAGTCGTGAAGCCGTTGCGCATGTCTTGTATAGACAGATCAGGGCCGAATTTTCTAGCCAAGTATCCTCTTTGTTGTAACTCGTGCAGAACGGGTTCTATGTTCATGTGACTTCGCGGGAGTCTGTTGATCATATCGCTCATTTCGAAATTTGTAGTACTCATTGTGTTGTTCCTTTGCGTAAGCGGTATTCTTCTAATGTTTCTAATCTGCGGTCATTCAGCCATCTAGCATCGCCTTGTGCTTCGACATATTCTTGAGCATCAGTCCAGATACCATATGAACCATCGTTGTGGTGAACACGAAACATTGTATGCAATTTCCCGGCTAACTTATCAACTATGTAATCTTGTTCGGTAGTCACTTAATTCTCCTAACGGTTACTTCATATGT